TGTATCATGAGTTACCTGTTTCTGGTAATCCCTTTAGTTCGCACGATAGCGGTACATTTGGCTACCAGCGTGTAGGAGATGACGCTAAGTTACCTTCTAATCATAGCACAGCAACATTCATGCCTAGCTGGGTAATTTCTGCTTATGGTAGAATATGGTGTGGTGGTATCTCAGGAGACACTCAGACTGTCTACTTCAGCGACTTACTAGCTGGTACAGACTTCTTAAATGGATCTTCTGGGTATTTAAACCTGCAAGAAGTATTGCCTAATGGAGATCCTGTAGTAGCTGCTGCAGCACACAATGGATTTATTATCTTCTTTGGTCGTAAGAACATAGCAATCTATGCTAATCCCTTAGACACAGGAGCATTAACTCTTGTTGAGGTTATTTATAACGTAGGATGTATTGCTAGAGATTCCGTACAGAACATTGCAACAGATGTATTGTTTTTATCTGACTCAGGAGTTCGTAGTCTACAGCGAGTAGTTCAAGAGAAGTCCATGCCAATGCGTGATATTTCTAAGAATGTTCGTGATGAATTAATGGCTGCTGTGTTTTCAGAGACAGACTTAACTAAGATTAAAAGTGTTTACTACGAGCGTGATGCTATCTATTTATTAACGCTTCCTACAATTAAGTTTGTATATTGCTTTGATACTCGTGCTTCATTGCAAGACGGTTCTATGAGAGTTACAGTCTGGGATAGTATTGAACCTAAAGCATTCTTTGTTACTCAAGCAAGAGATTTATACATCGGTAAGCCGGGATATATTGCTAAATACTACGGCTATACTGATAATACTTCTAGTTATCGTCTTGCTTACTATACCAACTACTTTGACTTTGATGCTTCTACAAATCTTAAAATATTAAAGAAGATTGGTTGGGTATTAATTGGGGGTACTAACCAATCAGTAGCTATTAAGTGGGGCTTTGATTATAGTGAGAGTTATCAAGCTACTACATATGCTTTAGACGCTTCTACAGTATACGAATATAATAACTCTACTGTAGATACTATCCCCGGATCATCCGAATATAATATTGCTGAATATAGCTCCGGTATTGTTTTAGATCGATTTAACATTAATGCTGGTGGTCAAGGAACTGTAATGCAGTTAGGCTTAGAAGCAGATATTAATGGAAATCCAGTTTCAATTCAAAAAATAGACGTAGCAATTAAGCAAGGAAAGACTTTAGTCTAAGGACATACTATGGCAAACTATACAAAAGCAACTAACTTTACAGCTAAAGACGGACTACCTACTGGTAACTCAGGCAAGATTATTAAAGGCACAGAGATTGATACAGAATTCACAGCGATATCTTCTGCTATTTCTTCTAAGGCAGATTTAAATAGTCCTGCTCTAACAGGAACTCCTACAGCTCCTACAGCAACTGCCGCTACTAACACAACACAAATAGCTACTACTGCGTTTGTACTTGCAAATGCTATTCCTAGTGGTCTTATTTCAATGTGGTATGGAACAATCGCTACGATTCCTACAGGATGGGTATTGTGTAACGGTTCTAATGGCACTCCTGACCTTCGTAATAAGTTTGTTATTGGTGCGCATACTGATTCTGTTGGTGTAGCGTACTCCACAGTAACTGGAAGCAATACACAGACTGGCGGTACTAAAGATGCTGGTGTTGTAAGCCATACACATACTGCTACATCCGTTGTAACAGACCCTAGTCATGCGCATACTCAAATTGGCACTTCACCGGGCATTGAAGGACTAAGCTCAAATCCGGGATCAGCAGCAGTAGCAAATACTTCAAATACAGGTTCTGCGGTAACAGGAATTACTGTAGCTACAACAATTGCAACGGCTGGCTCTAGCGGTACAGATGCTAACTTGCCTCCATATTACGCCCTTGCGTTCATTATGAAGACCTGAAGAATATAAGACAACCTGTTATTTGAAGTTTATTGCAGCGTTAGGTTTTAAACTTGTTTTACAAGAAGTTAGTTTAAAAGGTAACATAATATATATTTATTATTGGAGTGATTAATCATGTTTGAACAATTTGCAGGTCCAGCTTTTAGCCTAATTGGAGGTCTAATTTCTGGAGGTAAAGGAGCAGATGCTGCCAGAGGACAGGCGGAAGCGCTTCGTGCTGCTGGTCTGCGTTCTTCGGAAATGGCACAGTTCCGTCCTATCGGGATTCGGACTGGCTTTGGTAGTTCTAATTTTAACGTAAACGATCTTGGTCAAGTAACTGAGGCGGGATACACATTAGATCCGCAACTAGAAGCTCTGCGTAATCGATTTACAACAGGGGCTACAGGCTACGACCCTACTCGTGTACAGAACTTAGCCGAGCCTATTTACGGCGGAGCAAGCTCATTATTCAATTTAGGAGGTAATTATCTAGGTGCAAACCCACAAGAGGTTGCAGCGAAATACATATCCGATAGACAAGGATTATTACAACCTAGTCGTGCTGCTGAATTTGGTAGAATCAATGCTCGTAACTATGCTACTGGTCGTGGTGGTTTAGGTGTCAATACAGGAACTGGCGGAGCGCCGTCTAATCCTGCATTACAGGCATATTATAATTCTATCTTCCAACAAGATAAAGCATTAGCTGCAGAAGCAGACACAGAAGCCATGAATCGTATTCGATTCGGTGGAGAACTGTACGGTGCTGGAGGTAAACTTGCTTCAGGCATTCCATCCTTGTTTAGTGGTTCATTCTTACCAATAGAGACACAACTAGGACTTGCTCGTACTGTAGAAGGAATGGGCGAAAGACCATTTGCAATGAGCCAAGAATTAGCTCGTTTACAGGCTGGCGCAGGTGCATCCGCAGGTAATCTGTATCTACAACCACAAGGTGCTGCTGCCTCTTCATATAGCAAATATCAAGGTTATAGTCCATTAGGAGATGCTTTTACTAATTTAGGAAGCACAATGGGCGGTGGTGGCGGATTTGGTAATCTCTTTAGCGGTGGTGGCGGTGGCTATTCTGCAGCTCCTTACGCTCCAACCAATCCCGGTTTCGGTAGTTACGGAGGCGGCTATTACGGCTCTTCTGCATTTTAATTAACAGGAATAATCATGGCTGAAATCGTAAATAGTTTATTTGGTATTGATCCTGCTGCATTGCAACAGCAACGAGCAGTGCAAGATCAAGAAGCGGCTCTAAAGTATGCGTCGCTTGATGATTTATCACGAGCAAGGTATGGAATTGCTCTTGGTGCAAGAGGCATTGGTCGAAGCATTAATCAGTTACTCGGTGGCGATGAGCAACTTAATAAAGCTACACAGGTTAGGCAGTTAGCTTCACAGTTTGATATGACTAGTCCTGAAGGTATAGGACAGTTTGCTGAAGCAGTTGCTCCGTTTGCTCCAGAGGTTGCTCAAGCCGCTATTAAGCGTCGTGATGAGATGCGATTAACTTCTGCAAATATATTCCAAAAGTCAGGAGAGAACATTAATACGCTAATTTCTTCTGGTAAATTTACTCCAGAAAGTTTAGCGGTTTATAAACAAACTCGTAATCCTGCTGATTTAGAGTTAGTAGAAAAAGGATTATCCAATACAAACAAAGAAAAAGTAGCTGGTGCTGTAGAAGCAAATACAATGTTAGAGTTTGGTATTTCTGAAATTGGTAACTATCGTGATATGATTAAAAAAGGAGAAGTACAGTACGGTCCTCTTACAAATTTAACAGCACGGGCTTCCGCAGCTATTGGTTCCCCTACAGCTAATGCTTTAAAACAACAGGAAATAGAATCCTTCTTAATTAGCCAGATAAATGAAGTTTTAAATGCAGCAAAAGGTGTTCAAGCCAAAGACGATGCATTACGAGCTGAACGACAGATTAAAACATATCTAGCTGCTAATAGTAATGACGGAATGGACAAAGCCTTAGAGCTTCTTGAAAAGACCAAGAGGAATGTTAAGAAGGGTAATGAAGCGTATATTAATTCATTGACTGGAGAAACTGCTACTAAAAAACCAACAACTCCTGCTACACAAGGTTCTCCTAAGAATATATATAATGTTGTTCGTAGTCGGCAGGGTTGGACAGATGCTACAGATGCAGAAATCGAGACAGCAATTAAAGCTGGTAAAATCAAAGTCCCTACTGGTAAATAAAAACTATGGCACGATATAAAAATACTGAAGAAGCAATTGCTAATTTAACGCAAAAGATACAGGCTAAACGAAGCGAACTATCTAATATTGGTCAAACAACCGATGCGTCGTTAAAGAAACGAGCTGAAGCCGCACAGGACGAATTAAATAAACTATCTCGTCAATTGTATGTTGCTCAGTTAGGCAATAAAGGAGTAAGTGGTCAAGTCGAAGCTGCTGTGTTGGGCGGTGTTACTGGCTTACCTAAACTATTTACAAGCGTTGCTGATTTAGCCGCTGCGGGTGGTCGTAAACTAGAACAGTTATTTCCAGAAGCTGCTAAGTACCAAGCATTTACAACTAAACAGATGCGTCCCGATGCCGAGTTAACTCCACGAGTTTTTCCGGGGATTGAAGTAACAACTCCTGAAACGGCGCTGGCTTTTGGTGCGGGACAAGGTGCAGCTACATCAGTGTTCGGTGGTCCGGTGGTCACAGCTATAGGGGCAACAACTGGCGCTATTGATGAGCGTATATTTGAAGGCGCTCCTGTTACTTCCTTGGTAACTGCTTTAGGATTCTTAGGATACGGCGGTATTCGAGGTATTTCCCAATTTAGGGAATCTAGAAGTTTTAATAAATTCTTACAACAATTAGGACCTGATGAAACTAATCGTTTGCGTCAGTTTATGATTTCTGGACAAGATAGTAAAGACCCATTAATTGCTGGTACTATTAATAAACTACGCAGTAATCCAAAGTTTGCAGAGTTCTTTACTGAGTTAGAAAAAGGAGCAACAACTAAAGTTCTGTCTGGAATGACTCCAGAAGCAAAAGCAGGAAAGATTGCAGAGCCTGTATATAGTGCTTATAAAGAACAGATTGCTCGGTTGTATGATAATATAGTAGGTAAACCTGTATCGACAAAGTTTGATAAAGCATCACAACTAGCAGGAGATCGTACAATCCCGGTTAATACCACAGCAGATAAAATTGATGAACTTATTGAAGGTTTTAAGGCATCCGGAACCGATAGTTCTAAAGCAGCTATTGCGTACTTAGACAGATTTAAGACAAGATTATTAGGAACTCCTGATAGTGTAGGATATTTACCAAAAGACACTACCATTCAAAAGATTCAGGGTAATCTAGCATCGTTTGGGGCAGAAGCGGCAGGGCAAGAAGGAATGCTGCGTAATGTGGCTAAAAACGACCAGCAACGAATTGCTAAAGCATTGTTTGGTTCGTTAAAGGACGATTTAAGCGACGTTTCAAAAACAACGACTGATAAACAATTACAAGCTGCTGCTAATTTATTAGAGTCAGCTCGTAATGATGTTAGTAAGGGATATGATGCATTAAATCAATTTAGAGCAAGAGGCTTGCCTAAAGTATTTAAAGACAAAGAGATTTACGAGTTTGCTGATGAAGATTTAATTAAAGCATTTAAAGGATTAAACAGCAAAGAATTACAGCAAACTAGAGCAATTCTTGAAGTAGAGAATCCAGACGCTTTAGCTAGGGTTCAGAAGAATCTTTATGAGGATTTTGTTTCGACAGCAAAAACAACACTACCTGATAATACAACTGGTATTGATTTACAGAAATTAGTTCAACGCTATAATTCATTACCAAAAGCAGAACAAGAGACGCTTGCATTCTCATTAGGAAGTAATGCTAAAGAGTTTGGAGAACGGATGACGGATGCGCAGAGATTCTTTAATTACACAATGAAATCAGGATCAATTCTACCGTCTGGAGAAATTAATCCTGCATTAGTATCTGAAGCCGCTTTTGCTGCATCCGGTGGTAGCTATACAGCAGGTAAAGCTGGAGGTGTCACAGGACGACTCCTTAATTACTTTAAAGGCGAATTAAATGACGATCAAGTCTTTAAATTGTTATTAACTCCTGAAGGTAAAGATTTCTTAAAAACCGCATCGTTAAGTCCTAATGCCGTAAAAACACTAGATAAATTAACAAAAGTACAAAATACAGCGCCTACTGGACTTGCTCTTACTTTGTCTACTGGCGTAAAACAAAACATTCAAGAAACAGAAGTAGGTATACGTCCAACTGGCAGACCGGATTTGGATTTAACAATTGAAGAACCAGCAACGGCTCCTACAACAACAGAAAGACCAAGTCTTGATCTGAGCTTTAATCCAACAGATATTGAAACTAAAATTAGGGATGAAGCAAATAAGCAAGGTTTAGGAAACTATGCTGATCTGTTTGTGCGGCAAGCAAAACAAGAATCTGGCTTTAATCCGTATGCTGTGTCAAAAGCAGGAGCGCAGGGTACATTTCAATTAATGCCGGCTACTGCAACGGAACTAGGCGTGACTGATCCATTTGATGTTGACCAGAATATTTCTGGGGGTATTCGTTATATGGGACAGCAATTACAGCGTTTTAATGATCCGGCACTAGCTTTAGCTGCATACAATGCCGGTCCTACAAGAGTGGCTAAGTTAGGACGAATTCCAGACATTCCAGAAACGCAAGATTATGTTAGTAAAATACTAGGAACAATGTAGTAACAGAATAAGAACATGAACTATGTCCGACCCGTTTGGAATTATAAATGGTGCTAAAACTGTTACCAAGACTCTTAACGAGTCTGTAAAGGCAAGTGAAGAACTATCTAAAGCAATCGATGGTGTCTTAGCCGTTGCTGATAAAACAGCAAAAGAAAGAGCTGATTCAAGAAAGAAGTCAAGGGTTGTTAATCCTGACACCACTACCATCATTGATGCTGTAGATGAGTTTCAAAGGATGATGTTAGCCAAGGAGTCCGAAGAAAAGATAAAGCACGAAATATCTAAAAAGTATGGCGAAAAAGCGTGGGATGAAATACAAGGGATTAAAGCTAGAAAGAAGTGGGAAGAACGGCAAGATAAATACTTAGAACAACACGATAGAAGAATAATTAAAAGCGTTATGGCATTGTGTTATATATTTGCAGCATGGATTGCTTACGAATGTACTTGGGGAATGTGGAGATAATATGTTACCATTAATGGCACTATTTGATGTTGGAATGAAAGTCTTAGATAAATTTATTCCTGACCCTGAAGCTAAAGCTCGGGCGCAGAAAGAGTTGCTACAGATGCAACAAGAAGGTA